AAAAATTTTATGCAGTCAGATTTTTCTGCTTTTTTTCATTTTCGCTGCATTATGCTCACAATCCACTTTTTCAAAAAGTCCCGGAAAAAAGTTCCCCAAGAAAATCAAAAATGGACATTTTTAAAATGTCCAAAATGAAAATTTTCAGAATACTTTTTCAAACAACTTTTTATAACCCCCTATAATTTTTCTTATTTTCCTGTTATAAATCTTCCAAATTAATACAACATTTACCACCGAATATGGTAACAGGCTCTTTTTCTTCAGTGGCCACCTCCACTGTATCCGAAACCTCCTTGGGTTCAAAAGCCCACAACCATGTTTTATCCGCTGACCAATCCAGGCTCATACCACTGTATTTCTTACTGTCGGTGCACCGAATGCGGTAATTACATTTCTTGTAATACCGCTTCCGCTGTTTCCACTGATTTTGGAAAAGATCGTGGGAATCCACGATGTCCACGATGATGGGATTCTCGTGTTTCATGCGCAGGATGCGCCCCACCGACTGCGTAATGTCGGTTTTGGGCGTGGCCATGACCAGGGTGCTCAGCGTTTTAATGTCCAGGGCTTCGGCCGCCATCGCGTAAGTGGCCAGTACAATCTGTCGGGATTCCGTTTCTTTGAGCGCGGCCGGTTTCATTCCTCCCACATAGAAACCCGTGGTGGCAAATCCGCGGTGCACGATGGCGTCGTGCATGTAGGTCAGGAGTGACCGATTGTGTACCAGAACCATGATCTGTTTTTCCGGATGTTCTTCGATCAAATCCTGCAATACGCGCACCACAAAATCCTTGCGCGGTCCGAACTCACACAACTTGCCAATCATGGTACTGTATTTGGGTTTGCCTCGGAAGTCCGTCTCGGTTTCATTGAAAGCCGTATCATTACTGATAAATTCGATGCCGCGCACACAGACCGGATCATCCTGCTTGCGCTCACTCGAATACAACATCTTACCAATGAACATGTAGAGCAGTTTGGTCAGTTTGTCTTTGCGTTCTACGGTCGCAGAGATACCCAGCATATACGGTGTGATGCATCGCAACAGAGTCTTGGAAAATTCCTCGCTGCCGATGCGGTGCACCTCATCAATGATGGTGAGTCCAAACTGTGAATGTACTTCGGCTGGAAAGGTCCGATTGTACATAGTCTGAATCATGGCAATCACAATGTCCTTGTTTTCAATGTCGAGTACTTGAGCCTGGATCTTGCCGACCCGCGCCGAGGGCATGTATTCCTCGATGCGTTCGATCCACTGATTCATGAGAAATTCCTTGTGAACCAGAATCATCGTTTTCTTACTTAAAGATGCAGCGATCTTGAGTGCCATGACCGTATTATGTGTAACTGTAAAATCTCCTAATACAAATCGTCGATTTCCATCAATTTCAAATCCATAATATTCATCTACTTCTAATTTTTGTAAATCAAAACTATATTTTAATACATCTTGTGGAGCGATTCTTTTTCCACATTTTTTTCGCTGGCATAAAACGGGTATTTCATCCAATCCAATGCCTCCAATATTAGTCATAAAATATGTGCCCTCTTTCGGCGTTTTAATACCATCAGTATAACTGTTGTAACATTTTTTTGTTATTTTTCTTTTATGAGCGCAAAACCCAAGAGACCGACATAAATAAACAATATCGTCAAGTAGTTTTTCATTTTTCTGTGTAATTTCGTAACAATTTTTTCCACCATAGTAACCATCGGAATCTATAAGACCTGCCAATAATGCCATTTGATTTTCACGAGAATTGCATAAGTAATGATGTGGTATGTGTTTATTTTTAATTAAATTGTATTTTTTTAGAAAATTCAATAAAATGTTGCTTTTATTCGATGCGTTCGGGTCAATTGAATTGATACGGTAATCATATTGATATCCTGTATATCTCAAATACAGGGATGAATGTTTAGTTTTGAAACAGTCAACAAGATATTTTATAACAGGTGATTCTTGTGTTGTAATTTGCGATTTTGACGAACATCCATCACCCAACCAATATCCAAATAGATATGGGTCAATTTCAAGAGGTTTTTCTTCAAATGTGATAGGAACACGATAACCTGACAAAAATCTTCCACCTGTAGTAATGCTTGTATAACTTTTAGGTAGCTTTAAATAATCCGATACCGAAATATCCAAAATATCATTTTTTCTTTTGGTTTTACTTAAATTGATGTTATATTTCAAAGATAATATATGACTTTCATTTACTATATATCCCTCTCCCTTTTTGGGTTGAACTTTATACATTGTTTCGCGCCCGCGTGCCAGTGATAAAACATTTCGAGGAGTCGAATCATCTCCCATTATTTGTTCTCCGACCTTAATGTCTTGAACAAGCTTGATCGTTCCATCATACATCAAAATCGGTGTATCTTTGCCCAAACATTTACCCGCTCCAGTAAACACCTGTAGAATACCACCACCACAACCGTCAGGTGTTTTGGTCACTCCATCAAGATAAATATTCACGATTTTTTCTTGGTAGTCGCGCAATGGTTTCACAAAGGGAACCTGAATATCCTGCCCAGGGTCAATCTCAGAAACCGCGGGTAGGCCGTAGCGTTCTATTCCGTAAAACCGCGGTAAATACACCTTTTTTTCGTTTTCGCGGTACACAGGGAATGCGGCTTCCTCGCCGGAAGGTACACCGTACCCGCCACCGGGAACAAACGGTTTCAAAAACAGTTCCGTTTGAAGAAATTCCAGTTCCTCGGCACCCAGAACTTCTTTGGGAATCGTGTATCCCTTTTTTCCCAAATACGCGGCCTGTCGTACTAACTCACGAAAATCCGGAGTTATCACCCCCAAATTTTTAGGAGAATTCCGCTTAGCCGCCGGTTTTTTGGGAATATTGCGAGATTTCATATATAAATAGGTTTACTTATTCATATATGCTGTAATTTTTATATCAATTTTCTGGAACACAAAAGGAAGCATATTCACACATATAAAAACAACAGTATAATATATATTTCATATTATTAAAAGTATAAATGAGCGAATTATACTCAGCCAAAATAAAACGATCGTTATTTCGATATTCGGATACAGAAACAGAATATTTTCATGACATCAATAGTTATTTGCGGACAGGGGAGCTGTCAGACGATAGGACAAAGGAAGAATTGGAGAGCGACATAGAGAACATCGATCAAGGTTTTCAGTTACCTGGAGAATACGAAGATTCACGCAACAACATGAAAGTGTATCGGGGCATAGACAGAGATCTTGGCATGAAGATCAATGATAATGTCATTGTCAAAAGCTTTATTTCTACCTCAACAGACATTGAACAGGCGTTCCATTTTACGAATTTCAATTCGAACTGCTGTTTATTTGAATTGCATCTGGAAGATAACATACCGTACATAGATATGAAAATATATAATCCACATGAGAAAGAAATACTGTTACCACGCAATCTTTTGATGACATATGTAGGTGAAAGAAAACAAAAATATGATTATGCTGGTTACTCAATACCCGTTTATATCATGAAAATATCGCGACCACCTGAAATTACTCTGGATGTCGTACCCAGCGCACAAGGTGGGCGACGAAAGAAGACATACCGTAAACAGAGCAGGAAACATAACAAAACACGAAGACATGGTGGTGCAAAAAAGGCAGTAGATAACCCCCAACAGGTGGAAGTTTTAGATAAAAATAATAGTATAATATATATGTCTACCACAACCCAGAAAAATTTTAGGAAAAATAGAGTGAAAACCATGAAAAGAAATATCATCAAGCCGCCCACTCAAAAAAAAGGTGTAAAATATTTGGTTGAACCCATGCCAACGGTTACTAATCAGTCGTCATTAAAAGGCGATGTAATCAAAAAATATAAAAATGGTAAACTTGTAAAGCAGGTATTTGTGTCAGATAAAAAAATAAAAGGCATTATGAAAAAAATTTCGGATAAACATAAACACCAAGGTGGTGCAAAAGAAAAATCTCTTGATAAGCCCCAACAGGTGGAAGTTTCAGATAAAACATCTTTTTCTCAATCATTGAAATCTGGTTTTGGTTCAGGATTGGGTTTTGGTGCAGCAATGGAATTTATCAAATGGATATTTGGTAGTGATGATGATTCATCGGATGAATAAATAAAATAATAGCATTATAATATTATTTTATTACACGGGATGTTCCACATCTTGAATACCCTCCTTCTGGAAAAACTTAATCATGAATTTATCCAAGGTATAAATGGGCACATCGTTTTCTTTGGCTGCTAACCATTTGCCGGTGTGTTCGTCTTCGGATTTAACTACGAGTGCCGCCGTCTTTTTGCTCACTGAACTGCCTAATTTGGCCCCCACATATTTCAGTTTGTTCTCCAATTCCTTGTTTTTATCGGTAAACCCACTGATCACCACGGTTTTACCGTAAAGGGGATGCGAAGTGTCGATGTCTTGGGGTTTTACAAACATGTTGTAAATGGTACCGAGTATGCCAGTTTGAGCAGGTTGTACCAAAGGTACCGGATTTTCAAGCTTTTCAGACTGATCCGGTTGTGGTGTCGCCGATATTTTTTGCATCAGCTTTTCTTCGAGACCGCATTCGCGCATAAAATCGAAAAATTGCGGAATACGGTCTACAAAGTCCTGGGCAGAAGTTCGGGACATGCCACTAATCGCCGCAATTCTGTCCACTTTGCGCTCTTCGGGCTTGAGTACATCAGGATAGGATTCCATGATCAATTCGACCTTTCTATTACCAAATCCGCGACCAAATTTATTGGAAGCCACCATGAGTTCCACTACCGTGGCGCGAACAATGGCTGCACGAATATTTTCCTGTAATTTTTGTGCGGTTTTTAACTGGAATCCGCCCACTTTCAAGAAATCTTCCTCATTCATGTGTAGTATCTTGGGTATACTGTCAAACCCGGCACGAATCATTTTCTTGACATTGCCCGGACCAATGCCGTCCACCGAAAGCGTCTTGAAAAAGGCCGTGATCAATTTTTCGCGCACCCCCTCGTCGTCTTCGATGTTCTCCAACAGGATATCTACATGGGTGTCGTTCCAGCGATAGGGCACGGTGGGCATCATGGTATGCTCCGCCGGCGCCGTGACCTCTTTGATGTACGGTATCACATCTCCCGAACGAATAATCTTGACAATGGCGCCGACACCGATACGATTTTTACTGATAAATTCGCCGTTGAATCCGGTAGCATATTCGATGGTGACGCCGCCCAATTTAACGGGATCCAGGCGAACACGCGGTTTCAAATAGCCATCCTTGGAAGCATTCCACTCCACGCCCACCACATGCGTTTCGGCGATTTGATCCGATAAAACCATCTTGAAGGCGAAACTGTGGTCAGGATTACCAGAAACGCGGGGATAAATGCGATCATTGGAGACGATGATACCGTCAATCTCGTAGATGTAATTTTGTCGCCAATCCTGTAAAATCGTTGACAAGGTTTCGTTGGTGATTTCCGTGAAAGTCTTGTTTTGCACCACCACCACATTCATGGTTGACAAGGAGGACATTTGCTTGGAAGGTTGTAATTGGTCGGGTTTGATGACTTCGTAGGCCACAAAGTCCACATCGGAAATTCTCTTATCCAAGGTTTTGGCGTTGGCAATACCGGCGACCAGGTTGCGAGCATTGGCAAAAGTCTTCTCGTATTTCTGTTTGAAGACCTCCTTCTTAATAACGAATTCGCCGCGAATCACAATATTCTTGTCTTTGGGCAACTTCAAAAAGGGAATCAAATACGAAATATCTTGTCCCACTTTGCCGTCACCACGCGTGTAGAGCTTGGGCTTGGGACCTTCCGTCGTATAAAGTCCCGAAACGCCGTCCAATTTGCAAGATATCACATAGGGTCCGGTGTATTTTTTCTTCCACTCGTCTAATGCGTTGGAATCGGGTTTGATTTTGTCCATAGACCACATCTCGTAAGGCAAA